CCCCGGCTCCCCTTCGAGCCGATTACGGAAGACACCTACGAGCGTCTCTCGCAAGAAGTACTGGATCGCCGTATCACTGACGACTTTGCTTTGGCTATGTCAGCTTACGGTGCCTCCTACGAGGGCAGTGGCCCGGCTGCTTGCGATTCAGATAAGTGTCTGTTTGCTGAGAAGAAGCAGTAATGTTCATCACCGAAACTCTGGGCCTGTCTGACATTCCTGTCCAGGCCCTTTCTCGCCTAATCGAGCAGCTGGACGAGATCTATCCCGATAAGATGCCGGACTACTCTCTTAGCGAGAAGGAGTTCGCGTTTCGGGCTGGTCAAGTCTCTGTCGTTAGGACGCTTAAGTACAAGCTCAATGTCTTAAAGGGAGACGACTAATGTGTGGAGGAGGAGGAGGGGGAGGTCCCTCGTCATCTGATAGAAAGAAGCAGAACCAGTGGCAACGCAAGGTTCAGAAGAAGCAAAACAAGCAGTTCAAGAAGGCTCAGCAGAACGCACAGAACCAGCACGACGCCAACCTAGCCAATAACCAGGCTCAGTTTGAGCAGGGTCGCGCAGATTCGTGGAATCAGTTCAATGAGACTATGAACTGGCAGATCTACAACGCAGAGCAACAACGGGCCTCCCATGAGGCTCAGTTTGCAGCTGCCCAAGCAGCCCAAGAGGAAGCCCTTCGCATCCAGATGGAACAGAACGAGCGTATGGCGCTTGAGTCTGAGAAGGCTGCTAACCGGGCTATGGGTATGAAGCTAGTCGGGCAGGATGCCGACGCTGTGAAGGTTCGCTCCAAAGCAAAAGGCAAGGCCCGTAAGAAGGCTACAGCCGGCACCACCCAATTAAGAAACCCGCTAGCTATTTCAATGGGAGGTTTGTAGTGGGAAGAGGTATCAATAAGCTGCTCAATAAAGCTGGCAATAACGTCAACTACAAAGAGGCTGCCAAGATTGCAAATAAGACTGGGGTAAGCGTTGATCGCGTGTACTCCAAAGCACAGAATAGAGGTCAGAGCACCTCTGCAGGTGCAACCGCAGCTAATGCTGGGTACACCCCAGGAGCCGGCGTCACTGTGCGTCCCGGCTATGTAAGCCAGTCAGCCGCTAATGCTGCGTCTGCCCTGGAGCAGGCCAGAGCCGGCGGCGGTGGTGGTCCCTTTGATGGGGGCGGAGGCCAACCAACCTTCGATTGGGATGCCTGGAACCTCCAGATGATGGAGCAGCAGGCAGCTGTCTGGGCATCAATGGATGCAATGAACGCTCAGTTCCTGCAGCAGCAGGAGGAGTGGCGTGCTAGCCAAGAGACTCAGTACGGCCCTTGGATTAAGGGTCAGCGCCAAGTAATCAATGGTCTGAACAATTCAGATCCAGTACAGGTCAAGCGCAAGAAGCGCAAGAAGGCCTCTACAACTGCTGCTGGCACCAAGCTCTCAATCGGAGGCAACTCGTCTGCTGGTGGAATAAGCACTGGCGGCCAGAGCTCCGGTAAGACTCTAGGTATCGGTTAATGGAAAAGACTGCAGCAGAGCGTTACGCCCGCCTGTCAAGCAATCGAGCTACATTCCTCGACGCTGCCCGAGAATGCTCCAGGTTGAGCGTCCCTCACATTATGCCCCCTAGCGGGCACTTCAACGGGACAAATCTCAAGACCCCCTGGCAAGCAGTTGGCGCGAAGGGCGTGAACGTAATGGCGAGCAAGCTAATGCTTAGCCTGTTCCCTGTCAACACTAAGTTTTTCAAACTACAGATCAGCGACGGCAAGCTGGCCCAGGATCCTGAGGTCGACAATGCTGCGCGGTCTGAGATTGACCTCGTGCTCTCCAAGATGGAGCGCGTGGTTATGCAGCACGTCAATGAGTCGAATGACCGGGTGGCTCTCCACCAGGCTATGAAGCACCTTGTCGTGACTGGTAACGTCTTGCTCTATATGGGCAAGAAGGGTCTCAAGCTCTACCCCCTGGACCGCTATGTAGTGGTGCGGGATGGGGAGGGTACGATCACCGAGCTGGTGACCGTAGAGGCCATCGACAAGCAGTTCCTTCCTAAGGACTTCTTCAAGAACGACAGCAAGCTCCGTGACAAGAGCGGTCCCCTGAAGCCTGACAACCACGTTGGGTCTGATGGGGCTGGCAACATTGCTGATCTGAAGCTCGACCCTGAGAACAATGAGGTCGCTGTCTATACCTGGGCCAAGCTCCGGGATGGTCAGTGGCGTTGGCACCAGGAGGCTGATGATCGGCTGATCCCCGGCACAGAGTCGTCTGCACCTAAGAGTGTGACGCCCTGGCTTGCCCTGCGCTTCAACGTCGTTGACGGTGAGGACTACGGGCGTGGCCGGATCGAAGAGTTCCTGGGTGACCTCAAGTCCCTGGAGGCTCTCAGCCAAGCAATCGTCGAAGGCAGCGCTGCTGCTGCCAAGGTGGTGTTCCTTGTTTCACCATCAGCAACCACCAAGCCCAACCAGCTGGCCCAGGCCGGTAACGGGGCGATCATCCAGGGCAGACCTGATGATGTGGGAGTTGTACAAGTAGGCAAGACAGCAGACTTTAAGACTGCCTACGATATGATCACTATGCTGACTCAGCGTCTTTCTGAGGCCTTCCTGGTCCTGAATGTACGCCAGTCAGAACGCACAACCGCCGAAGAGATCAGAGCCGTTGCAAATGAGCTCAACGAACAACTCGGTGGAATCTGGGGCAGCCTGACTACAGACCTGCTCCGCCCTTATGTGCTTCGTAAGTTGAGCGAACTGCAACGTCGCAAGCAACTTCCCAGCTTCCCCAAGGATATGGTCTTCCCCACTGTGGTGGCCGGCCTGGAGGGTGTTGGACGTGCCCAGGACCGAGAGGCCCTGATGATGTTTATGCAGACCATCTCCCAGACACTTGGTCCTGAGGTGATGAGCAACTTCCTGAAGCCCAGTGAAGCGATTAAACGCCTCGCTGCAGCTGCTGGTATCGACTACCTCGGCCTGGTCAAGACCGACGAGGAGCTCCAGCAGGAACAACAGGCTGCTGCACAGCAACAGCAACAGCAGTCCGTTATGGATCAGATGGGTCAACTGGCTGGTAGTCCAATGATGGATCCCAGCAAGAACCCCGCAATCTTGGAGATGATGAATGCCCAGCAAGGCCAAGGCCAGCCCGGAGAAGGAGGAATTCCCGGAGAAGGAGACCCCGAAGCAAGCGGAGTCCTCCCCGAAGCTCCCCCAGCCCCCGGCCAATAAGTACGCGCCTAAACCCAAGGTGATTCCAACCATTGGAAAGAATCAAATTGGTGGTAAGAAGCAGCGCGTTACACCAAAGTTCAATTCAGTAAGCACCCAACTCAACTGATGGCAATTAACAACACATTTGATGCTTCTGATGGAGCGGACACCAGCGAGCGTGAAGCTGCTGAGGCCCGTGCCCTAGAGGCAGGGAACCGCATTGTCGAAGCCCAGCAAGAGGCCCGCCAGGAGCGCTACACAAAGGCGTCTCAGATCGACGAGACTGATGCCCGCTTTGCGGGTAAGTACAAGTCTGCCGAGGAACTGGAGAAGGCGTATCTGGAGCTGCAAAGGAAACTAGGAGAGCGCCCCGCCGATGAGGATGAGGGCGAGCAGGAAGAGCCCGTAGAGGGCCAGGAAGAGGCCTCCGAAGAGGAGGAGGAAGAAGAGGGCGAGGAGGAGACTTCAGAGGTCCTACAGGCCCTTGAAGCAGCCTCTCGTGAGTTCGATGAGGGAGGCATCAGTGACGCAACGCTGGATGCCCTGGCTCAGCTCGACAGCCGCACCCTGGTGGAGACCTGGGCTCAATACATCAGCTCCCAGAAGGAGCAGGTGGCCCAGGCCCAACTGAACCAGGAACAGACCAACTCCATCTACCAAGCAGTTGGTGGCGAGGAGGCCTATGGCGAGATGGTCGGCTGGGCTGCTGAGAACCTCTCCCCTGATGAGATCGCAGCCTATGACGCTGTGGTGAATGGTGGTGACTACAACGCTACCTACTGGGCTGTCCAGGGCCTCCGTTCCCGCTTTGCGGCGGACGTAGGTGTGGAGGGCAAGGTGTACTCCGGTGCCCGTGCTCCCAAGCCTGCTGATGGCTTCCGCAGCCAGGCCGAGCTTGCTCGTGCCATTGCTGATCCCCGTTATCGGGATGATCCTGCCTATCGCATTGATGTGCAGGAGAAGCTAGCCCGTAGCGGCAACCTTCTTTGAGATAGAGCCCAGTCCCCTGTGCGTCCTTGAGGCGTCTCACGGCTGGGCCATCAATAACACCCCCTATGCCTCTCAACGATGCACAAACCTGGGGGTCACTTCGGAGGCCTGGTGGTCTATTGGGTTCGATTCCCATACCTTCTGATTGAGGCACACGACCTCGTAAAAAACGTGTACCGGTACACAGGCCCGCAAAGGATACCCTGTTGTCTGGTTATAGCTATTCCTGACAACTGAATAACGAAAGCGCTAATTAAAGACTCAGGCCTGAGAATTGAACAACGATTCTCACCAACGTAACTTCGACAAATGACCAACGTCAATCTCACTCGTCCCGGACAGGTAAATCAGTCCGGTGATTCTCGCGCTCTGCTTCTGAAGCTGTTCACCGGAGAGGTGTACGAAAGCTTCCGCAATGCGCTCATCGCTAAGCCCCTGGTGCAAAGCCGCACCCTGCGCAACGGCAAGGAAGCTCAGTTCATCCACACCGGTAAGATGACTGCTGGGTTCCATACACCCGGCACTCCCATCCTGGGTAACGGCACTGGCGATAACGGTGCTCCCCCGCAGGCTGAGACCAGCATCACTGTGGACCAGCTGCTCATCAGCTCTGCATTTTTGTATGAGCTCGACGAGGTCCTCGCCCACTACGAGCTGCGCGGCCCCATCAGCCGTCAGATCGGCCAGGCCCTGGCTGAGCACTATGACCGCCGTATCTTCCGTGTGCTGGACAAGGCATCCGGTGCTTCTGCCCCTGTGACCGGCGAGCCCGGTGGCTTCCAGGTGAAGCTCGGTGCTAACAACGAGTACAACGCCCAGGCTCTGGTGGATGGCTTCTTCGAGGCCGCTGCTGTGCTCGACGAGCGTTCTGCTCCTCGTGAAGGTCGCTGTGCTGTGCTGTCTCCTCGTCAGTACTACAGCCTGATCTCCAGCGTGGACACCAACATCCTGAACCGCGACATCGGTAACACTCAGGGCAACCTGAACTCCGGTGAAGGTCTCTACGAGATCGCTGGTATCAAGATCTACAAGTCCAACAACCTGCCCTTCCTTGGCAAGTACGGCACCTCGACTGGCCCCGCCATCGAGAACACCGATACCAACAATGAGCATAACAGCTACGGCGATACCACCGACTTCACCAACAGCTGCGGCCTGATCTTCCACCGCGATGCTGCTGCTGTGGTCGAGACCATCGGTCCTAGCGTGGAAACCACCAGCGGTGACGTTTCCGTGATGTATCAGGGCGACCTGATCGTGGGCAAAGTCGCTATGGGCGCTGGCCCTGTGCGCGTGTCTGTTGCCGGTGCATTCCGCAACATCGCCTGACCTTTAGG